GATAGTCCCGTAGGTAAAAAAACGGAACAAAAACAACATGTCAAAAAAGACACAAAAAGAAATCAGTAAAAGTATTTTAACTGAAACAGATTTGAAACAAATTAAACTTGTAAGTAATGATGGAAAAGATACGCCAACTTATTTAGTTTTTACAAATGACTTGAAAGAAAATCCAAAGAAAGGTATTTACATTTCAAGATTACTCAATTCTGCCGGTAGAAAAATGGGTTTAGAACTTTATCAAACTACCACAGGTTGTGAGGATGTTTGTATAATGTTAAAACCAATTAAAGATACGGAAGGTTATATTGATGAAATAGAAATTTCAGTAGGTATCGCGGGTCTTGGTGATTTACTAATTACTAAATGTAATTATTCTAATTATCCAGGTAAAGATGGTAAAGAACTAAAAGATAGTAAATCTAGATTGATTGATTTAATCAAATCAAACTTAAAATATGTGACGGAATATATGGGTAATCCAATCTACATTAAATAAACAAAACGGGGAGTTGAAATATACTCCCCATTATTAAACAAAAATTAAAGTGAAAATATATGTCAAAAAACTTAATAATTTACAAATCACATTGGGAGCTTATAGAACAATTATCAATTGAGCAGGTTGGAAAACTTATGAAAGGAATTGGAAAGTTTTGTAATGCTGAACAAGTAATATTTGATGACCCATTACTAATTGGTATATGGATGGTAATGAAAAGAGATTTTGTGTTGCAAGCTGAAAACTATGAAAAGAAAAAGGATGCAAATAGAAAAAATGGTAAGTTAGGTGGTAGACCAAAACAAACCGAACATAACCCACAAAACCCAACTGGTTATTTGGAAACCCACAATAACCCACAAAACCTTAAAGATAAAGATAAAGAGAAAGATAAAGAGAAAGATATAGAGAGAGATAAAGAGAAAGAGAAAATGCTTGCAGTTTATACTGCACCTTTTATTCCTGAAATTGAAAATACAGAAGTAGATTATATGATAGATGAAACTGATATAGAATTAACAAGACCTATGTTAGAAAGAATTATAGATAAGTTTATTTCAGTAGACAGTAGATTTAAGTTTCAATCAGTAATGTCAGAAATAAATGAGGACTATGGTGGTTTTGATAACTTAATAGAACTTTATTTACCTAACGATACTACCGCACAACAAAATTACAAAAACAAAAAACAACAATATCAAAATGGAATATATGCTTAACAAAACAAAACTTTACAATAAACTTGTAAATGTTGAAACAGGAGAAGTCACAGATGTTTCTGCTAAAATGAAAGAGTTGGAATTAGAAAACCAAAGATTAAGAGACATAGTAAAAACACAGGATGAATTATCCGCAGACGCAAAGTTTGGAAATAAACTTGCACAAGATGAAACAGGATGGAACAAATATTTTAATAATTAACAACAAACAAAATGACAGACAAAAAAACAACAACAAAACAAGACAGAAATTGGGCACTAATTCAAGTAACCAAAGAGACACATGAAATGCTAAAAGCATATTGTGACCACCATGGATTTAAGATTTCAGCATTGGCATCTAACATTATCAAACAATATATTAAAAAATAATTTTGGTAATTAAAAAAAAATTACTTATATTTATAAATACAAACTAAAACAAAGGCACTATGTATTATGTTTATCATATCCCTAAAAGAAAACAATGGGGATGCACACAGAACTTACACAAAAGAATTAAGAGACTACATTACAGGAAAGGTTATACAATCAACGATGTAGAACAAGTTATTACCTACACAGATATAGACGAAGCAGCTGACGCTGAAAGAGATTTGAATATCAAGTATGGTTATGGTTGGAACAAAAGTAGAGATTATAGAGTTGTCATTACCAAAGCAAAAGCAGGTGGTGATGCTGCAGCAATTGTCAATACACAATCAGGACAGATACATGAGTTAGGTAGAACTGCAATGGGAGTAGAAGCGAGATGGAAAGAAGTAGGAATACAAATTAAAAGAAAGAATGTTAAAAAATAATAAACTCTGTGTTTTTCCACTAGGAAGCTGGTTGGAAAGTTTAATAAATGTAATATCATTCGGTTGGGGTAAATCCCTAGCCGGATGGGTTGCATGGACTTTCTTTAAGAACCCAGATTGTGGATGTGAGAGTAGGAAACAATATTTAGATAACTTATTTAATTGTAATCAGCATGGTGGAATTAGATTATAGTTTGGAACCAGGTGAAAACTTTTGTGATAACTTTGATTGGGTGGCAGATGAAGTATTTGTTAAAAAAGAAAAAACCAGTATAAAGTTTTGGGATAGACCTGAGGTAGAAACTGAGTTTAACTTTGAGAGAAACAAACAAGTTTTGCTAGATAACTTTACTATGTTATCAAATATGTCAGTTGAGGAAAGCACACTCTATAAAAAATGGCAGGAGTGGAATAAAGACTTACATTCGTCTATGGAAAAATTACCTGCATTACAATCATACTACGATAACATATGGAGACCTAAAGACATATTCAATAAAGATTTGACTATTGCAGAAATAAATGCATTAGAACCTTATGTTGAGATTGTAGAGGATATGACAAAGTGGACTAACATAAGAAGGTTAATATCTACTATGGAGTTTACAGCAAACCCAGGCAGGAATGTAAAGGCATATGTTAAAGATAGAATAACAGGCAAACTATTAGGTGTTGTAAGTTTAGGTAGTGATGTAGTGAGTGTAAAGGTAAGAGACCAATTTATAGGATGGAATAAAGATAATAAGTTTAAGGAAGGCAAATTAAATAACATTGCAATGGGAACAACCATAGTTGCAACTCAACCATTTGGATACAATTTCTTAGGTGGTAAGTTAATGGCAGCCTTAACAACCTCACCAACTTTTCGTAATGAATGGTATAGAAAATACAACGATGTCTTATGTGCAATACACACAACTGCTTTATATGGTGCAAGTAGTATGTATAATGGTATAAAACACTTTAAGACATTAGGAGAAAGTGCAGGTAAAGTAGGAATTAAACCTGATGATAATGTTTATAAACCCTGGATGAATTGGATTAGAGAAACTTATCCAGACTTTTACGCATACTCAATAGACGCAACAGGCCCTAAACAGGTAATGTTAAATCGTATCTTAAAAGAGATTGGAATAAAAGCAGGCACATATAACCATGGATTTAAGAGAGGTGTATACTTTTCAATCTTTCACGAGAATGGTAAAGAGTATTTACAAAGTAAGATTTCCGCAGAGGAATTAAAGTTAAATCCCATTTTTGAACAAGGTGATGATTATACGATTAAGTGGTGGAAAGATAAAGCAATTAAAAGATATACAACACTACACACAGAAGGTAGATTAAAAAACGAAACACTTTATTATATAGATGTTATTGGTATGACTTGGGAACAATGCAAATCAAAATATCTAAATGAAGTAGGTAGATAAATTATAAAAACAAAATAAACATGGAACAAAACAACCCACAAACAAACATTACATTACAAAAGAACGACATTGACCAAAAGGCATTGTATTACATTGACTGGTCTAAATTAGAAAAGGTAGAGGACTTGATTACAATTTTAGCTTGTATAGGATTTAGTTTTTCACCAACACACCCACACTTTAATTTATTGGAAAGATTTGTAGATGTAAACAATCCAATCTATCCAAATCAAGCTCCTGAAAAGCAAGACCTTAAATTACCAAAATTGAAAACCTTAAAGTAATGGAGAATAAATATCACCCATATACAGAGGAAGCATACATAGAGCTAAAACAAATAGCATCAACAATTAAAGATTACATACCAGAGGATAAAGCATCTTATGTTTGGAATAACTTTAAGTTGTTATCAGGTGACAAATCAAACCAACCTTGCATGTGTGGTAGTGCTGCAAAGTATTGGGGAGGTGCAATGAATACGATAAGAGACTTTATAACAAAAGTTGAAACGAATGCATAACGAAGTCACCGGTAGTATGAGAATAGAATGTGATAAGAGATTAGATACATTCTTTAGAACATGCAATACATGGTGTCTGCAAGTAGCATATAACATAACTAAATCAAAAGAGGAAAGCGAGGATTTGGTGCAAGAGTTAATGATTTATTTGCACGAGAAGTGCAACCCTAAGATATTCTTTGGTGACAGTTATAACAAAATGTATGCAATGGCATTCCTGAAGCATAGATGGTTAAATAAGACCACCAAATTAAATAGGACTAAGTATATAGGGTTTATAGAGAACGATGAACCTATGCAAGAATACGATACGCAGAAGGACTTAGATGTAATGAAAGCATATGATGATGTTAGAAATGAATTACAAAATATAAAAAAGACTAAGCATTTTGCTTCTGCTATGATATATGAGGACTATTGGTATTCGGACAAAACGCTTAATGAAGTAGCAGATAGTATTGGAATTAGTAAATCAACTACCTTTATACATATCCGAAAAATGAGGTCACATATGAGAGATTTATTAGACAACCCATTCCATGACTAACTATCACCAAATAGATTACAACTATGCATATTTCAACTTTAATTGGACATGGATACGTGATAAACAAATTATACTTAAAGGAAATAATATGAGAGGTGCTTTGATAATAGCAGACTTAGAAGGCAATATGGTTAAAATGTATGGGTATGAAAGATTGGTATAATAATAACAAAGATATAATAACTCTCCTGATTGCATACCTGACAATCCTGACACTATCTATTGCATGTGAGATACTCAATACAAAATAATTTAAGTAGTGTTAGATAGTAGTAAAATATAATAAAATACAATATGCCTTTCGTTAAAGGAGATACAAGAATAAATGCAAATGGGAGACCAAAGGGAGCACTAAACCGCACAACTGAAATGATGAGGTTGAATATTGCTCGTGCAGTAAATAATACATTAGACACAATACAAACGGACTTAGCTGAAATAAAAAAGACTGACCCGGTTAAAGCAATGGAACTTGCAATGAAACTAATGGAATACTCAATGCCGAAGCTAAGGAGTTTAGATGTAAGTGGGACAATGGATATAAATGCAAAGATACAATCTATATCAGTCAATATAATTAAAGGCACAGATGAGCGAGTTGAAAATTAACACAACCATTACATTTCAGAATGCATGGGATTGTCAAAAGAAAATACAACTACACCAAGGTAGTGCAAGAAGTGGTAAGTCATTTGCATTACTACAATACCTTATCGTTAAAGCATTATCGGAAAAGCTTTTAATATCAGTAGTCCGTAAAACATTCCCTGCACTTAGAACCTCTGCGTTAAGAGATTTCAAAGATATAATGCAAGAGATGGGTTTATGGGACGATGAGAGATGGATGGCAACTGAAAAGGTTTATACATTTGACAACGATAGTCAGATAGAGTTTTTCTCAACAGATAATGCAGAGAAGTTAAAAGGTCTAAGGAGAAATGTATTATGGATAGATGAAGCAAACGAACTTAGTTATGACCAATACTTACAACTAGCAATTAGAACAACAGGGACAATCATACTTAGTTTCAATCCCTCATTCAGTCCTAAGCACTGGATTATATCACAGGTGCAATCTGGAGACGATTGTGCAACCTTTATTACAACTTACAAGTCAAACCCTTACTTACCAATAGAGCAGGTTAGATTTATTGAAAAGTATAGAGAAACCAACCCGAGATTTTGGATGACATATGGTTTAGGCCAGTTTGCAGTGAATGAGAAACAAATATATGAGTTTGAGATTGTAGATGATTTTGACATGGACACAGCAGATTTTATTTGTTTCGGTATGGATATAGGATATGTAAGTGACCCGACTGCATTAGTTAGTATTTGGAAAGCAGGTAATAGTTTAATAGTAAATGAACACATATATCAAAAAGGTTTAATTACTGCTGAGATATTAGAATTGCTTAGAGGTAATGTAGATAGTAAGGATATCATAGTAGTAGATAGTGCAGAACCAAGACTGATAGACGAGATAAAGAGAGGAGGGTTTCCATTAGCAAGAGGAGTTAAGAAAGGTAAGGATAGTATACAATGGGGCATAGATTTAGTCAAGCAATTTAATTTGGTAATTCCAAAAAATAATACTAACTTGATTGAGGAATTATACTCCTACGAATGGATAGACGATGGTAATGGTAATGTGACGAACATACCTATTGACGCAAACAATCACCTATTAGATGCTTTAAGATATGGTGTAATGGAAAGATTGAATGCAAAGAAACTAAACGCAGGCAAGTATGTTATCAGTATTATATAAAATAATAAGTTATATGGGATTATGGAATGTAAAGTTTGACCACAAGAATGGTGAGACAAGACAATGTAAAGAATGTGGAGCATCGTTTCACACACCTAAACCAAGCTGGAGATGTAAAGCATGTGTTAATCAAGCACAAAAGGTAATTGAAACAAACAAGAGAGCTAGGTATGAAAGAAAAGAACCATACCCATATCAAGGGCCTAACCATGATTACCATACTAGATTTTATCCATTGAGAGTAAAACTACATAAAATGAAAGTAAGAGAGGAGTGGCAGAAATACTTTAATGAAAGGTTAGATGAGATATTTAATGATGCACCCTTAATGAAATGGATAAACGACAGACGAGATAAAGAAACTGCAGAAACTAAAAAAGTAAAGAGTAAAAAAACTATTACAAAAGATTACCCAAACACACATGACTATTATGAATACTAAATACACAGACGAACAGATACAGCAATTAGAGGAATTGATTAGAGAGTTGTTAAACATAAACGAAACACAAAATGCTAACCTTATTGCAATGAATGCCAAACTATTAAATGAGGAGGCAAAGGTAAGACAACTTACGACACAACTAATGATATTTATGAAACCTTACAATAACGATAATCACAATAATTAATATGAAAAAGACAATAACAATAACGACACCTGATAGTTGGAAAGATATAAGCTTAAAACAATATCTTGCATTACAATTAGATTTAGAGAACTATAAAGATGATATAGATGCACAAGATGCATTTGTATTAAACCACTTATGTAATCTAACGGCAGAGGAAATACAAGCATTACCCAATGATGCATATACTAAAATAAAGAATAAGTTGCATGGGTTTATGAATAAAGTAGATTTACCATTAGAAAGGTTTGTTAAGATTGGAGATGTTGAATACGGCTTTGAACCTAACTTATCTAAAATGACTTATGGTGCATACGCTGACATAACTAAATACGAAACACTTACCATAGATAAGAATTGGGCAAAGATAATGTCTATACTATACAGGCCAATAGAAACTAAAAAGAAAAACGAAACTTATACCATTAAACCTTATGATGGAGTAATAGATGAAGCAAAGTGGTTAGAGGTAAGTATGGATGTGCATTTTGGTTGTCTCTTTTTTTTTGTCAATTTGTTAATGGACTTACTGAACTCTACCCTGAACTCTACGATAGCGAAGGGGGATATTCCAGCAAATCTCAAGCAAACTTTGGAAAGAAGTGGAAAAGTTATGCAACAATTGTTGAACTTGCAGGAGGTGATGTCAGAGCCATTGACGAAATAGTCAATCAACCATTAGAGAAATGCTTATTACTATTAGCATATAAATCAGATAAAGCATTCATGCAAGAGTTAATGCATAAGGAAGCTATGAAATCTATAAGATAACCCACAACATTTAGTTTTTCCGTTGTTAGATATTAAACTTACCTTTAATGGCAATTTGGAGCAATAGCAGAAACGGAAACCTAAGATATTCAGTCAACAGACAGAATGCTAGTGGGATTTACATAGGCCCTACTCAGGGTTTATCAAGTCCAAAAAACAATCGTAGAGGTTGTCTATGTATAAATGAGGACAGATACGGCAGAGATTGCTGTGGAGGTGCTTTAATAGAACAAGGTATCGGTGTAATCCAATCACCTATAAACGACTTAACACAAACTAATCCTTAACATACATGGCTCAATATACAAAACAACAACTTATATCTGCGTCTAACGCAGCTTACTTTACAAATGTCTATGGTGGTATATCTGCTTCTGCAGTTAGAGACTTAAACGATAGTTGGATAAGCAGTAGTGCATTATTATCAGGTAGCAATACTTTTATAGGTAATCAAATCATTAGTGGAACTATGACTGCACAATTACCTGCCAATTATATTTGGTTAGGTGATAGTAATGGGTATAACCAAGCAGTAGCAACCTCCTCTATATCATTACAAGGTGCACAAGGTATACAAGGATTACAGGGTTTACAGGGAACACAAGGCATTCAAGGAATAACTGGCTTACAAGGATTACAAGGTCTGCAAGGCATACAAGGATTACAAGGAACACAAGGCATACAGGGTATAACAGGTTTGCAAGGTATCCAAGGAATTGAAGGTGCAAGTGGAAGTCAAGGTATTCAAGGACTACAAGGAACACAGGGAACTCAGGGATTGCAGGGAGTACAAGGTTTGCAAGGATTGCAAGGCATTCAGGGAGTAAGTGGTAGCCAAGGAACACAAGGCTTACAGGGAATACAAGGTGCAGATAATTCAACACAAGGTGCAACAGGTGCACAAGGTATACAAGGAATACAGGGTTTAGAAGGATTGCAAGGAACAACTGGAACACAAGGTGTGCAAGGATTTACCGGAGCACAAGGTATTCAGGGTATAACTGGTATAACTGGTAGTAATGGAGCACAGGGTGCACAGGGTATTCAAGGTGTGCAAGGAACGCAAGGAGATAATGTAAGCTCAGGTAGTTTGTTAGTGACTGCATCTTTTGCAAATAGAAATATAACATTTACAAAAGGAGATGCAACTACATTTGATTTACCAGGGTTTGCAACAACAGGTAGCAATACATTCAATGGCAATCAAACTATAACAGGTCAAGTCACTATTTCAGGTAGTGCGTCTCTTGATTTAATAGTATATGGAAATGTGCGTGTTGGTGAACTACCGGTGCCCCCTTTTTATACCAATCAAAACACTTTGGGCCTAAGCCCTAGTAGTTTTGTATTAACAAGATTTAACCAAAACCAATTAGGATTTGCATATGACAATATAACGGAAAAACCTGTAATATCAGCATATACGCCGGGTGGTATACCATATACTGTAATTGAATTTCAAGCTGCAACAGCATCTTATACAGATGGTAGAGTGACATTTCCAAGACCAATTGTTGGATTACAAAACCTAGAATTAACTGGTAGTTTAACTGCAAGTTTACAACAAGGATACGCATGGGTAGGTGATAGCAATAATAGAACAACATTAGTTGCAACAAGCTCATTCGGAACAAGTATTGACACAGGTAGTTTTGCAACAACAGGTAGCAATACATTTAGAGGTAATCAAACATTAGTATCCTCGTCTATTGCAATACAAGGTAGTGGTAATCTTAGTTTTCCAAATGGTTTAAGTTTTTCAGGTAATTCAGGTGACATATCAAGTATTAGTGCAACAAGCACAATTCAACTAATAACTGAACCACCAGCTGGACCAGGTGGTGAAGGTAATTCTATAAAGTTTATAAACAGAGTTAGTAGCAGTTTTATTTCATTTGATAATCAACAAGCAGGAGCAGGTAATCCTATAAACTTTACAGGAGGTGCTGCAGGTTTTACATTAAATGTAGTAAGTGGGTCAACTGGTAAATTAAATATAAATGCACAAGGTGGTATTGATGCAGCTAATTCAACATTTACTGCAAGTTTAGCAAATGGATATGTGTGGGTTGGTAATGGTAGTAATTATACAACAGTAGTAGCAACTAGCTCATTTGCTGGTAGTAGTATCAACACAGGTAGTTTTGCAACAACAGGTAGCAATGTATTTACAGGCAATCAAACTATTTCTAAAAATGGTGGAGTATATAATATGATAGACAATAGTAATCCGTCATTTGGCACTGCATCTTTTGGAATTAGTGGAGCAAGTGGTGGATTAGTATTTAAGCAATCAGGAAGTATTGTAATGGAAGGGTCATTCCCTAAAAATCTTACTTTTTATGGCACGGGGTCATTTGTTAGAGGAATAAAGATTAGTGATAGTGATTTTGCACAAGGTGCAACAATAATATACAATACTACAACTAACACATTCCGAATGTTAGATGAGAGTGGTGCAGTTAGTAATTTAGAGTTAGAAGGAACTTTTACTGCATCATTAGCAAATGGATTTACTTATGTTGGTAATGCAAGTGGTATATCTACATTAGTTGCAACAAGCTCATTTGGTGGTGGAGGAACAACATATAATAACCCAACATTAAATCCTTATTCAGGTAGTTTAATATTAGTTGCAAATACATTTACGAGCTCGTCATTTGCACATATATCAGCATCAGCAAACGGACAAGTCAATTTAGTATTCAAAGATAATAATAATACCGCAGATACAATTATATCAGGTAGTGGAAATATATTTACAAATCCAATTGCACCGACTGCAGGATTTAAGAGATTTGCAACAAGTGGAAATATATCGCTTAGTGGAAACTTACCACAAATGAGTGGGTCAATGGCGTTTCCAATTACGCTGAGTAATAACTATTTTGGTAGTGTGACTGGTGCCACATTTTTAGGTATGAGAGGGCCAGTAAGTAGCTCTGCATGGAATATAAATAATAATATTGTCCAATTGGGTGTGAACATAGGAAGTAGTGCAGCAAATAACGCAGAAAAATTAGTTAGTGGATTAACTCTAAATAGTAATAATTTACTAGGAGCACTAAACCTTATTGCAAATCAAAGTGCATTATCCTCAAGTGTGACTATAAATAGCAATATAATTGCAGGTGCTACAACTCTAAACCTAAGCTCCTCTGCAGTTGCAATGAGTAATAATATTATCAACGATATTGGATTTACTTTTACAAATCAATATTATTCAAGTAGTTTAGGATTAGGTACTGTCAATTTGAATAGAAATACCATTAGTGGCCAATCAAACTCAATTACAATAAGTGGGTCATTACCTGTGGGTGGTGCACAATCAAACTCAATATCTGATAACTTTATATTTGGTGGTAGCAATACCATTTATATAGATGTTGCAAATGCAAGATTAAGTGGCACTGCTGTATATAAAAATGTAATTAGGACTGGATTGATGGGAAATAATCTAATCGTAAGTGGTAGCAGTTTAACAGCTGATGCATCCACCAATGGCTCAGTATTCGTAGGTAGATTTAACGCAGACGATAGTAGACGAAATAAAACTTCTGATGTAGTATTTGCAGTAGGAACAGGTAATACAACAACAAGAAAAACAGGCTTCTTAATTGATAGCGGTAGTAATACATTTATTGAAGGAACTTTGAATGTATCTGGTAGCACAACAATGACGGGTAGTTTAACGATAAGCTCGTCCGCAACATACGATTTAATAGTAAAAGATAGTATGGTTGTATCAGGCTCCAATGGTGCAGTTTATTTATCACCTGCAGGATTTAGAACAGCTAATACAGGAACTGATATAGCAAGTTATGTTAATCAATATTCAATAGCTCAATCAAATACTACAACAGCAGATGAATTGGGTTTTACATTAGATACTGATGCATATGGTGTAAGTGGATGGTCAGGACCTGCAATATATGGAAATGACCCAAGTGATTTATACCCTGCGTTTTTAGGTTTTCAAAATAAATCAACTTGGACAGATGGTAGAGTATCGGTATTAACACCATTAGTAGTATCAGGTAGTTTAATTGCTAATTCGTATACAATATTGACAAGTGTATCAGCATCTCTAAACTTTGCAGATGATACGGCCGCAGCAGCAGGTGGAGTGCCATTAGGTGGATTATATAGAAACGGTAATTTCGTAATGATAAGATTAACATAAAAAATATATGAGTTTAATATTAAATGCATCAATAACAGGTTCTCAGCAATTCACCGGTAGTGTAAACATTACAGGGTCGCTAAGTATAAACGGAGTGCAACTACCTACAACAGGCAGTGGTGGAACACAAGGAGCAACTGGAGCACAAGGTGCACAAGGTGCAACTGGTAATAGTAATACATTCTTTAATTATCAAGCTAAAGATAACGCAATAACTGGTGACCCAAGTAATGGTCATATTATTTGGAATAGTTTTACACAATCTTTAGCAACCTCAATTAGTGTAAGTGATACTGACAAGAATAGCAATAATGTGGATATATTTTTATCTAACTTACCAAGCGGAACTACTATTACATTACAATCACAAACAACACAAGGAAATATACAAGAGTGGTTAATTGGAACAGGTGTAGATAATACAACTTATTGGACTTATCCTGTGACATTGATAAACTCAACATACTCATTTACTAATAATGAGGATATGTTATTTATCATAACTACATATCCTGCAGGTGCACAAGGAACTCAAGGAATACAAGGTATAACTGGAAGTGGAACACAAGGTGCAAGTGGTCAATCAATAACTGGCCCACAAGGTGCTAATGGATTGCAAGGAACTGCTGGCACAAACGGATTACAAGGCTCAACAGGAGCACAAGGCACAAATGGTAGTCAAGGAACGGCAGGAACTAATGGTAGTCAGGGTGCAACTGGTCTGCAAGGTTTACAAGGTGGACCTGGTATTCAAGGTGCAGTTGGCTCGCAAGGTGCTACTGCTCAAACAGTCCAAGGAACACAAGGATTACAAGGAACAACTGGGTCACAAGGAACAGGCGGAACTAGTGTGCAAGGAACACAAGGTTTGACAGGTTTACAAGGTCAAGCAGGTAATCAAGGTATTGCAGGTAGTAATGGATTGCAAGGTTTACAAGGGCCTCAAGGAACTAAAGGAGATTTAGGAAACCAAGGAACCTCAGGAACCAATGGTAATCAAGGAACAACTGGCCCACAAGGGGTGCAAGGAGGAACGGGTGCTACGGGTGGACCTGGTATTCAAGGCTCAACTGGTTTGCAAGGTCTTAAAGGAGATACTGGTAATCAGGGAACAACCGGGACAACGGGTAATCAGGGGACAACCGGGACAACAGGTAATCAAGGAACCGCTGGCACCAATGGTAGTCAAGGCACGGCAGGAACTAACGGGTCACAAGGAACGGCAGGAACCAATGGTAGCAGTATTCAGGGAGCAACAGGTGCAACTGGCCCACAAGGAACAACAGGTAGTGGTATTAGTTTAACCAACGGAGCAAATACAAGAATATTAGTTGCACAATCTACAACTGCGGTAGCAGCAGATAGCAACTTAACATATAACGGAAGCACATTAGCAGTTGGTGGTAGCATTACTGCAACTGGAAACATTACTGCATATTATACCTCTGATAAAAGACAAAAGAATAATATTCATTTAATCATAGATGCATTAGAGAAAGTTAAAAAACTTAATGGTGTTAAATGGGATTGGAATGAGGATAATACAGACGAAGTGACAAAAACATTACCAGCAACAGGACTTATCGCACAAGAAGTTGATGAGGTATTACCTGAAGTTGTAATTAAAAGAGATGATGGGTATTTAGCTTTGGACTATTCTAAAATGATAGGATTGATAGTTGAAGCTATTAAAGAATTAGACGCTAAAATAAAATAGAATGGCATTACCAAGCAGTGGTCAAATCAGTATGGATGATATAAGGGTTGAATTAGGAGTGCCTAGTCAATCACCTTTTGGAATAAATGAAGCCAGACTTGGAACATATGTTGCTATAAATCAATTCTCTCCCTCTAAACCGCCCTCAAGTGGACAAGTTAGTTTAAGTAGTTGGTATTCATATTGTCAAAATTGTGGATATAATAGTGGAACATTTTATTATAGTAGTGTAAGTGCAGCTGCAGCATGTGCAGGAACACCAAATACAACTTTATATTGGAGTGGTAGTTTAACAACAGGAACAATTTTATATACTAACTCAACAGGAACTGCGGAAGCATCACAAGGATATTGGAGTAATGGAACTGATGCATATTATCAAAGTTGTCCTGATGGATGTTATCCTGGTGTGACCTCAATTACTGCATGCTCTAGTCCAAGTTATGGTTTGTATTTAGCAGATGAGTATTATTGTGATGGAGTGACTTGCACATTTAGTATGTCAGATGTATTAGTAGCATTCGCATTACCATTTACACCAAATTATGGTAAGTTTTATGAATTGCAAGCAGGTGGGTTTTATTATATTTTAAGTGAGGAGGTCTTTACAGGACCAGGAGCAATATGTAATGCATCACCAAATTATACCAATTGTAATACTTGGTGTAGTGTATAAAAAATAAATTATGGAAAGAATAATTAGAGTTGTATATAATCCACAAATTGCAGAAGGTGAAATCACCATTCAAAGACATAGAGATTACTATACCAATACGGAGACATTAGATGAAGCAATTGAAAGTGCAAGAACCGAAATACTAAAAACAATTGCCATAATAGGTGGTGAAATCATTAGTATAGAACAGATTTAACACTTTTAGTTTTTCTAGTGTTAGATATGTATGGTGGCAAATCTTACAAAACTCATTTTAGATAATGGCGGCAAAATATATCCATTGGTTTTTCCAACAGATAATAAGACTGCATTATTCAATCCCTCAATTTTAGTTAAGAACAATGAAATACTAATCAGTATTAGGCATTGTCAATATACCCTATATCATACCTCAGGCAAATATGAAAGTAGGTTTGGGCCTTTGTGCTATCTTAACCCTGAAAACGATATTACACTTACTACAACAAATTATTTAGGTGAATGGAAAGATGGTGAGTTAATAAATCCTACAAAAGTTGATACAAGCAATTTTGATACAAAACCTTTATGGGAGTTTGTTGGTTTAGAGGATTGCAGATTAGTTGATTGGGACAATGATGTTTACCTTACAGGTGTGCGTAGAGATACTGAAACAACTGGTATAGGCAGAATGGAATTATCTAAAATTAAAGATAATAAAGAAGTAAGTAGGTTTAGAATACCAACACCATTTAATAAAGAAAGTTATTGTGAAAAGAATTGGATGCCTATTTTAGATATGCCATTTCATTATGTAAAGTGGTGTAATCCCGTAGAGATTGTTAAAGCAAATATAAACGGTGATACTGAACAGGTGTTTCTGGGTAAGAACATACTACCAATTGAAAAAGATATGCGTGGTGGCAGTCAGGTAATAACGATTGGTGACCATAGGATGTGTGTTATTCACGAGACAGATTATTGGAGGAATACACAAAACAATAAAGATGCAACATATAGACACAGAGTAATTGTGTTTGATAAAGAATGGAATATAATTCATAGAACAGAAGTATTTGACTTCATGACAGGCATGATTGAGTTTTGTTGTGGTATTGCAGAACATAATGATAAGATACTGATTACATTTGCATATTCAGATAATGCAGCATTCTTATTAGAAATCCCAAAAGATTATTTCTTAAAATTAGTTTATGACGGAATTAAGTAGTTTTATACAAGCACCATACAATGATTTGGTAGTTTTTGATTTAGCAAATTGGTATTACGATAAAGAGGAATATGCAGCAGCATTATCTTTTTATCTAAGGGTGACCGAATGTAGCAAAAATGATTTATTGATTTACGAAAGTTTATTGAAGTGTGGTTTATGTTTTGAAAAGCAAAATTGGAGAAAGACTTATGCAAAAGGAATGTATCTACACGCTATATCAGTATTACCTATGAAATCAGAAGGACATTTCTTATTAAGTAGATTGTATGAAAGAAACAGAGAGTGGCAAGAAAGTTATACTGCTGCAGAAATAGGACTTTTAGTGAGTAATTTTGAGTTGGACGAGCTAAAGAGTGTAGAATACCCAGGTAAATGGGGGTTTTTGTTTGAAAAAAGTGTAGTTAGTTGGCATATGGGTAGAACTGATGAGAGCATTAAACTATCTACATATCTTTTAGAAAATGTTGATTTAGGTGATGTCTATACACAAATTGTTAAAGGAAATATTATGTGCATATGGGGAACACTTGATTATACTAAACCTAGCTACTATACAAAAGACCAAATAGATAAATTGAAATATAAGTTTGATGGTGTGGATAAAATTGACAAAAACCATTCACAAGCATTTCAGGATATGTTTGTGCTGATGGCATTAGATGGTAAAACAAATGGTAAGTATTTAGAGATAGGTGCTAATAAACCATTTGAACATTCTAACACTTATCTATTAGAGGATAAGTTTAATTGGAAAGGTGTATCATTAGAAATAAACGGGCCGTTAGTGACATGGTTTAATGGTAAAAGAAAAAATCCATGCTTACATAGAGATGCAACTAAAGCAAATTACTTAGAAATATTAGATAGTCAAAACATGGGAACTGATTATGATTATTTGCAATTAGATTGTGAACCTGCAAGAAATACATTTGAAGCATTGCTACTTATTCCATTTGACAAATACAGATTTGCAGTTATAACATATGAACATGATTGGTATATAGATGTAGATAAAACTATGAGAGATAAAAGCAGAAAGTATTTGGAAATGATGGGATATAAATTGATTGTGCCAAACATTTCAATTGATAAAGAGAACTGGTTTGAGGACTGGTGGGTGCATCCCGACTTGGTTTCACCGAAAATAATAGAACTTTTAACGAGTAAAACAGAAAATAATTCTGTAAAGGACTATATTTTTAACAACATTTGATTTTAGTATTGTTAGATAATTAAACATTACAATATGAATGCGAAAAATGTATTAAATAGAATAGCTACTTTGTTATCATTAGATGCAAAAGAAGTTAACTTTACAGATGCCAAAACAAAAGATGGCACAATTTTACAATCTCCAACATTTGATGTAGGTGAGGATGTAGAAGTAGTTGCTGAAGACGGCACAAAAACAAAAGCTCCAGACGGAGAACATGAAATTAGTTTAAGAGATAGTGAGGGTAATGAAACTCTTATTAAAATTATGACTATGGATGGTAAAATCGTTGAAAGAGAAAATGTTGAATTGCCAGAAGCTGAAATGGAAATGGCAGATGCAACAACAGAGGAAGCAAAAAGCTTACCTAACACAACAGATGAAAGTGATGCAAACGAAGTAGCAACACCGGAGACTGAAAACCCAATCATATCTTTAGGATATAGAATTGACGAATTAGAAAAAGCAATGACAGAAATGAAATCAATGTTTGCAGAAATGAAACCTAAAGAGGAAGTAGTTGATAAGAAAGCAGCTGACATTGCAACTGAAAAAGATGTTGAAATGGAATTACCTAAATTAGATGGTGCTCCAGTTGAACAAATTAACAGATTTTCACAAGAGAACTTTAACAATTTTGGTAAGAAAACTGATAACGCACAAGCGTCAGTATTATCAAAAATGTATAGATAAATTATTAACAAACAAAAAATATTTACAATGAACAAAACATTGAACTTAACAGCTCAACCTACATTTACGCAAAACACGTATGCAGGTGAGTTTGCAGGCCAGTATATAGCAAGTAGCTTATTATCGGCTAAAACATTGGATAACAAATATGTGACTATTCACCCTAACGTGAAATACAAAGAAGTTATCCAAAGAATTGCAGTAGATGGTATCGTACAAGATGCATCATGTGATTTCGTGACCTCAGGTAGTGTAGCATTATCTGAAGCAGTATTAACTCCAAAAGAATTACAAGTTAACTTAGAATTATGTAAGCAAAACTTTGTAGCAAGTTGGGAAAGCATCCAAATGGGGTACTCGGCTTTTGATACTATCCCTAAATCTTTCAACGATTACTTAATCTCTTATGTAGGTGGTATCGTAGCTCAAGCAACTGAACAAGCAATTTGGCAAGGAACAGCAACTAACGGGTCATTCCTTGGTTTCCAAGCTCAATTATCAGCTTCAATTGCAGCAGGTGGAGCAACAGCAGTATTACCAGCAAAATCTGGTAGTGTGATTATCTCTGGAAGTATTACGTCAGCAAACGTATTATCAGTAATGAACTCAGTAGTAGATAGTATCCCAGATACAGTTTATGGTAAAGAGGACGTATTGATGTATGTGCCAACAAATGTAGCAAAAGCATACCAACAAGCATTAGCAGGTGGAGCAATTGGTGCAAATGGTTGGAACAACCAAATGAACGTTGGTGAAAAACCATTCAACTTTAATGGTGTTGAAATCGTATTATGTCCAGGTATGTCTGCATCTAAAATTGTTGCAGCTCAAAAATCTAACTTACACTTTGGAACAGGTTTATTATCTGATTACAACGAAGTTAGAGTATTGGATATGGCAAACATTGACGGAAGCCAAAACTATCGTGTTATCATGAGATACACAGGTGGTGTAATTTTCGGTATCGGTCAAGACATTGTATACTACGGAGCATACTAAACAAAAAATAATTAAAGGGTGAGTAGAAACACTCACCCTTTTAATAACAAACAAAATTAAATCAAAATATTATGGCTTGTAATTTATCTTTAGGTAGACAAGAAGTTTGTAAAGAAAGTGTAGGTGGCTTACAGGGAGTTTATTTTATGAACTACCCGTCTAGCTCCTTTGACCCAACATTTACAGATAACGCATCTACCGGATATGTCACAGCTTTCCCAAGTGGAAGTGTGGTATATTTTTATCAACTTAAAGGAACAAGTGCATATACTGAAACTGTCAATTCCTCAAGAGAAAACGGAACTACATTCTTTTCACAAGAATTAACCCTTAACTTAAAGAAATTGACCGCTGAAATGACTACACAATTGAAAACTTTGGCTTATGGCCGTCCGGTTGCAATTGTATGGACAACTAATGGTGATGCATTGGTAGCAGGTTTGACTAAAGGTGTGGATTTAACCGCAGGAACAATTCAAACAGGAGCAGGGCTCGGGGATTTGTACGGTTATTCAATTACCATGACAGGATTAGAGCCTTTACCAGCACAATTCTTATCAGGTAGCACACCAACCAACCCTTTCGCAGGTGTAGCAAATCCACCAACAGTAGTTAGTGGGTCAGCAGCTTAATCAGTAAGCACTAAAATATATTAAAGCATACTCTTTTATAAGGGGTATGCTTTTATTTTGCCTATAACCTACCATTTTTGTAAAATATGTTGTTAGATATACAGGTAATACAAGATAAACAATAGATAATGCTTACATACATAACCTCTGGCAGCAATGCATACACAATAAGAACTGAACCTACTGCGTCAAATAGCTTTACAATGTCATTACAAGATATGACAACACAGGTAAACTCAACCGCATCTTTATCAGGATTAACTTATAATGGATATGAAAGTCTTTTATCTTTTACTGCAAGTATCAATAATACAAATATTGCACAAGAGTTTAGAGCTAAATTATTAAATGGAACAACTGAAATATGGCATGGTAGCATACAAGTTTATATGTCTCAAAGTAATGCTCCTCAATATAAATCAACATATCAACAACAAAATGACCAATATATTTCAAATGTATCTACAAATGAATACATTATCATGGATTAAAATTAAAGTATGAAGTATAAAGAAAATTATGAAATATTTGAAAATGGAAATGTATTTAGTTATAAATCCAATAAAATTATGACACCATTTAATTTAGGTGGAAATAATAATAAATATTTAGGTGTATCAATAAATAGAAAACCTGAATATGTGCATAGAATAGTGGCTAAATGTTTTTTAGATACTTTTAATGAAATATTGCAAGTAAATCATAAAGATGGGAATAAATCAAATAATAATATAAATAATTTAGAAATGCTTACGGCTTCAGAAAATGTTAAACATAGTTATGATGTCTTAGGGAGAGTAGGTCGCCCTTTTCCATATTCTAAAATGATGAAAAATAACTAAAATGGACAAATTACAAAACTTTTCAATCGTATCGTCAAACCCTAACTCTCTGCCTATTATAACAGAGGATACTAAAACTCGTTTACCTTATGTGCCGTTTGGCGTATTTGGACACGATGACTTTTTTATTGCAGTATCAACTGCCAACAATACCTCAACAACCACTGCGGCTTGTATAGAAGGTTTAGCAGATTTAATATTTGGTAAAGGTTTATACTCAAAAGACGAAGCATTTAATGAAACTCTACAAAAGTTAATTCCACAAGAGGAAACTAAAAGAGTTGCATTTGACTTAAAATTATTTGGTAATGCAGCATATCAAGTTTATTGGAATGATGCACATACACAGATTATAAAAATGTATCATATACCTGTGCAGTATTTAAGAGCAGAAAAGATATATCAAAATCCAAAAGTAGAGAACTATTATTATTGCACAGATTGGTTAGACCAAAGAGCAATGAAAAACAAAAAGAAAGTGCCTGCATTTGGAACTAGTAAAGAAAATATGGAGATACTTTATATTAAGAATTATACTCCTAACTTATATTATTATTCTTTACCTGATTGGGTATCGTCATTACAATTTGCATATGTTGAAGCTGAATTATCAAACTTACATTTAAGCAATATTGAAAATGGTTTCTTACCCTCTGCTATGATTAACTTTAATACAGGTATTCCGGCACCAGAGGAAAGACAAACTATTGAGGATTTAGTCCAACATAAGTTTACAGGTACTAGAAACGCAGGTCGTTTTATGTTATCATTCAACGATGACCCTGCTACTAAACCTACAATTGATGTAATACAAATTGACAATCTACATGAGAAGTATGACTATGTTGCAAAATACGCACAAGATAGAATACTTGTAGCACATAGAGTGACAAGTCCATTACTATTCGGTATTAGAACAGAAGGCA